AACAACCGATCTCTAAATTATTATCGTAAGCATATAAAGACTGATCTAAAATATATTTGTTTACTTGCCATGCAACTTTGCCCTGGATATTTACAGCATCAAGATAAGGCTCATTGCCTACCATGCTTTTAGCAAGTATCTCGTTGTTACTTTTAAATAAATTATATCGAGCTGGTTTAGTTATGTATCCGCCATCATAAGGAGTTGTAAATTGCTTGGGTTCTATAAGCATAGGTAAGAAGTTAGGACTCATTAGTTTTAGTTTCTCATCAATATCTTTAATCCAATTCATACAATCTTGAGTAGCCCTGACTATTCTTTTGGGTGGTTTTGTAGATTTGTCCAGGACTATTTCAATCAAGCCAGTATATTTTTGTATTAGTTCGACCATGAATAACCCACTTGCCATACGTTGCCTGGGATTCCATTGTTCAGTATTAATCATATTGTTTATTAAAAATATTCTGTATCTTTTCTTATGGCGACCACGTTTGTATTTACTTAGTTCATTATCAGTTGCCCGATCTAGCATAGTTTCAATCCATATCTTTTCTATGACATTGCTTGATACCTGGTGCAGCGTTGGAGTCATACTTAAACTATCGACTACCGATCTTATCGAGGCTGCTGCTATCTGGCTTGGGTCGAGATCTAATAATGGAGTAAGTAAAGCATAGTTTTGACCAGCTCTTCCCTTCTCTATCTTTTTTCTTACTGCTCGCAAGTGATAAATAATATTTTGTACTCCAAAAGAACAGAGAGACTCTCCGTATTCAGAGAGACTCTCCATGTTGTTTGCTTTTCTCCTGGACGAAGCAGCTCTTACCCTGTCTCGTCCAAGATTAAGCATTAATTTTTCATTTGCTAACTGGTCATCAAGCGTACTCAATTAACTTGACTCCAAAAATCATACTTAGCTTCATAGTTTTGCTCAAACCATACAGTTAATACACGTTTAACTAGGTCAGCTTTATTGATTCCCTGGGCTTCAGCTAAATAATTAATTCTTTTTTCTAATTGAGTGGGAATCATAACTTGAAGTTTAACTGAGTCATCTTTATTTAGCATCTTGTGCATACCTCCAAGCTCTTTTAATTAATGGATACATAGCTACTCTATCAGCAGCGACAGGAAAAGCCTCCTTTAGATATTCGTTTAGCAATCTATCTTGAATCTCCTCAGTTGTTTCAGTAGGAGTTGGTGCATCTACTAGCATTTGCCAATGTGTTGCCTCCATAGGCGGATAGTTCCAGGCTGCGGAGATAAAATATTCTCCTTTTGATAAATAATAAAGTACTTGTCCCTTGTTGTTGCCATGTTTTTGTAATGGCTTCTTGTCAGTTAGCTTGTAAATTGGTTCGCTCATTGGGTAATAATTAAAAATAAAAAAATAAATAATAAAAGGATAGTAATGCTATGCAATCTTATCCTCCTTTGGTTTGCCCTGATATACTCTTAGTCCTCGATACTTAACCTCGTATATTTCAACGTAAGGTATTGTTTCTATGAAGTATCTAAGGGCATCTTCCAGGCATTGTGCTACTTGAACGTGCATCTTGACCATTCGCTGGC